TTTCCATTTCTGATCTCCTTACCCCGGCCACAAAAAAAGCCGATACAGAGTAGCCTCCATAGCGGCTGTTTTAAGTTGGCCAAAGAAGTGATCAGGTTCTTTGGGTTATGTTCTCGGTTAAAGGTTGACCAAAGATTAGGTTCTTTGGGTTATTTATTTATTTAAAATTACCCGGCTTGTTCGCGCCGGGGGTTGGTTATCCTAAGTCTGTGGTTGATGACATATTCTCTCACTCGGTTAAGGGGTTATTTGTTTTCTGCGATTGATGACATATGATTATCCTTTTGGCACAAATTCTATATAGTCAATATTAGCATGGCAATTTGCAGAGTTAGGCCCCATTGGATCTGGGTGATCACTACCACAACGAACAAAAATGCTAAATCGGTTTATTACGCGCCCAGCCGTCATTTGCTGCGTTAAATCATACTCTTGAGCCTCACCAGTAGGTTCTATATAAGTATCTGGTATTGGAAAATGATAAAAATCCCAATAAAAGTATATGTTAGCTTGCTCATAAGCCAACCCCTCTTCAGGAATCGGATATGAAAAAAACTGCATATTTACAACTCCCATGCCAGTACGCCCCGTCCACGAACCTCCTACAGAATCAATTTTAAACTTTAAAGTCCCAACACGTGGAGCAGGGCCATCTGGGTCATCTGTTGTAGTCCATTCAGGACCATCGAAGTTACTAGCCCCATAATCATAATCAGCCCAACACTTCACTTCTATATTCATAACCTCATCAACAATCTTAATATCCGTAGAATGTTTACTTACTGAATGCCCGCTTAATTCAGCGTAATAAGGTAAGGTTTGGCATGTGCCAGAGGCATGAATAATGTTCCACACATGATTCCCACAAAAATCATTATCCCAGCGTTCTTCCCAACTACACGCCTTAATCCCATCCACAAAACCAATGATCCGAACAGGGGTATATGACCCCGCCGACCCCTCACACATGATATACACTTCATCGTCTACCGCGAAACCACCGGCAGCGCCCTCTATGGCCCCGTTAGACCGTTCTTCTGAATCAGGTTCGCAGTGATAGAAGATGGGCACCCCGGCCCCGCTTATCCCATCGCCCTCGATATCGGCGGTGTCAGCTTCACTCTGCACCGCCGTTATCGTGGCTTTGATGTAAGCGTGATCGGCTACGTCGCCAAGGTCTGGGTGATCGTATTTAGGCATATTATGGATTCGACAAGGTTATTTGATAAGTCACACTTAGCACGTCATTGTCAATAACCGCCCGTTTAGCGCTGAACAGTTTGGCACACATCAGGACCCCGCTTGCGTCGGTCTTGGCCGCCGTATTGGTCAAGCCCGCTCCGTAAACATCAAGGGTCGATGCAATGGTAAACTCCGCTTTTGATGCAGCATTGGTACTGGCCGCCGTTGCAGTCGTAACAGTAGTCCAAGCAGGTCTGTTGGTTGCAGGATCGTCATACTCCGCATCTTGGCACTCGTTATAAGTCCCTGCCGCCCCAAGATGCACCGTGGCCGTGTTCCCGACAGCGGGTGTCACATTGTCCTCATAAATAAAGACGTACCAGATCCGGGACCCCGCCTTTGATGTAGTCCACCACATGGTATTGTTGAGAAACGCCATGCCCTCTGTAGTGAAGGTGTTTGGGGGTTCCGGATATCCCCCGGCAATCAGCACACCATCCCGCCACTGATCACACTGCCAAATCCCCTGTAAGCCGCACTTGCTCTCAACATGATGCTTGAGGGCGTACACGCTGTCTCGATTGTCAAATATATGCTCAAGGGCTTTCTTTAGATTAATTTTCTGAAACATCGATTTATCCTCCGTGTTGAATGGGGCATAAAAAAAGGCCGCAGTGGAGTCTATGACCTCCATAGCGGCCTTTAAATTTGACTACCAAGGGGGATCAATCCCTCAATAGCGCCCCAAATTGTTGGTTAAATTACTACGCCGTTCCTCATTACCTCCGCAGTTGCCGTATCGCCTAAACCAAGACCGGACCCTTCCGACCCCTGCTTAAACGATGTTAGAAACTGAAAACGTCCATCTTTCTTTCGATATAAACTCGCCCCTTCGACACCGGGCGCGAACTTCACCTTCTGTTGTGAAAGTGCGAACAATCGTCCTAAGGGATTACCGGCTACTATCCCCTCTTCACTCACCCACACCGGAACACTGTTATGCTTCTTCTCAGGTGGGCTGATAGTATCCCCAAGCTCTCTGATATCGTTACAGTAGGCAAGGGTTCCGGGGATGGCCCCTGCGCCCACGTCAAGTTGCTTCATTTCTTCCGGTTCAGTCCCGAGAAGACAATAGGTTCTATCCTTGCACCCTACAAAAAGCCCTGAGAAAACCTTTGCGATTATGGCAATATCAGTAGCAAACTCGAAGAAGCCTGATCCAGCCTTGAAATGCTCAACATGAAAAGACTCGGAATAATAGAGTTTATTACCCACGCTCCCCCACATTCTACCGAAGGCGTGAACTATGTTTTCCATATATGGCGGTTGACTACAGAATAGAAAAGGAAAAGGCTCAACCGTAGGAACATTGCTAATAACGTCAGTCTTTCCAATGCGATAAAATACGTCACCATTCGGGTCGGTACACCATACGGTAGAATCTGACGACCTGTTGCTGATTGAGATCCCGCCTGTACTGGCAAGGGTTATCCTGGCGATAGGTCCGTTACCACTGATCTCGTCTCCTGATTCATTAGTCATGAAAACATGATACGTTGCGGCGGGTAATCCACCGGTACCGGAAGACACAACAGGACCTTCAGGTGGAGCAACACCCCAGGCGGAGATTGCATTCGTGCTTGGATCAAAGATGCCGTTCCAGTGACCGTTGGACATGTAAACGTTGTCCCCGATCTCTGCGTAATACATCTTACGCTGAAGACCGCCTATGTCTTCAATCGTAGTCGCGGTAGTACCTTCTATACGTTTAATGGTACTGCCACTCATTGCCAGCATGCAGTGCACACCCCCAAAGATGCTGTGACAGTTGGCTAAAAGGACATGCTCGGTATAGCCATCACGTTTCGCAAGACTGCCCTGGTCAGTGACATCACTGTTGAGGATAATACGAGGCTGTGCGACACCCTTCTTTGCGAAAAATCCCTCAGAAGTAGAGATGTTATTCATTCCGGTGAAGCGGTCTATTTTGATGGTGTCAGGCATTTAATCACAAACCCCCAAGTCTTGAAACCCCCCATCTGAATAATACTGCGGGATTTCATCTATTCCCGCCCAATCGACATAATCCTGCATAGCTTCATAAAAACGGCTTGTATGATATTTGTAACCTACCCCCTGATTGTCGTCCCCATCTTCGATCTGCCCGAAAATCTCCTTCGCTACATAATGCTGTATAAGACGAGTTGCCAAATTATCTGGAAACGCATCTATAACATCGGAGTCGTCAACTAAATCAACGGGCATTCGATAGAAATGAATTGTCAAATCGTATGAGGCTGAAGGTATAGATTGATAGTACAGACGATCGCCCTGAACACAGACAACCGACACGGACCCTGCTTGAGAAAGGTCTTTTTTTGTAGCTTGATTCAGGAATAAGGCAAAAGAGTAAAGATCTCCACCTTGAGGGCCACGGATTTGATATCCATTCTCATCCGCCACTAACAGTAAGCCCCTTTGGTAGTCAGACGGTAAAGCTTTATATGGCGCGTCCGTAGCGGTCGAAACCGTGTCAGTATCGTACAGAAGAGGCGAAGGAGGAGATATTTGGCCATCAGGTAATCTAATTCCGCCACTTATCTCAGATATGGCACTGTTTATACGCCCCGTAATGGCACTGGTATACGAACTATCCTGAAGTACCCCTTGAGCCGCCGGGTAGGTGATATTCCCATCCGTACAGGCCCCGGTAGCCGCCTGCCTATCAAGGGTGACACTAACCCCGGAAATAATGGACTCGGCAATGTATTTTCCGGCAGTGGCATTCGTCCCGCTGTTAATCGTGACAACATCCCCAACAGACAGGGCATCGTCAATACTGGATGCTTCACTGACTTTTGTAAGGACAGACGGGTCGGCATTAGATATACTCACCCCTGTTAAGGTGTTGGCAGAGCCACATAAGGCTAATTTCAGTGCCGCAAGTGTAGTTGACATAACTCCCTCTCTTTAAAAGGCCCCCAGGGATACCCAGTGCATCCCCAGGGGGTCAAGGGTTAGAGAAAGGAGGGTTTACGCCTCTGAAGCGTCCTGCTTGACGGACGCTGAGTTGTCGTACTCAATCGTAATCCCAACTACAGTGTTCGCCGTCTCAAGCTCTGAAATAACAATCTTGAGCATTTTATAGGCTTCAGTAGTAGAATCCGGATCGAAGATAAGGTCCTTGTTGGTCGTATCAGCGGTTCCTTTTTTAATAACCCCAGCCGTTACAACCGTGGTTGTAGCAAGATTAACAGAGGTGGTATCCCTCTGAATATCCACAGTGTCATCAACGGCGACTATGGTATCAAACACAACCTTCTGGGACTTAACAACCCCCCGACATGGCACAGGAAAATAGAAGGTCTCTATTCCTACGGCTTCTGTTCCTGATGTAATAAGAAAGTTTAAATATTTCATTTTAGATCCCCCATTTTATGCTTCTGATGCTGCTTGGACTACTGATGCAGAGCTGTCATATTCTATATCTATCCCAACAACCGTGTTCTTTGTCGCAAGGGCTGAAATGACGATCTTGAGCATCTTATAAGCCTCAGTGTCAGAATCCGGGTCAAACACCAAATCCTTGTTCGTGGTATCCGGTGTTCCCGTGTAGACCTTCCCAGCCGTTGTTGCACCTGTGGTTATCTTGTTTACTGAGGTACTGTCTCGCTGAACATCAAGCGTGTCATTAGAAGCCACAGCAGTATCAAACGAGACATTTAACGACTTGACAATACCCCGTACAGGCACAGGGAAATAGAAGGTTTCCGCACCGGCGACTTGTGCCCCAGCAGTGACGAGAAAGTTTAAGTTTATCATAATGGTCCTCCATATTAAGGGGAGCCCGGAGGCCCCCCTGGTTTAGTTTAGGTTAGGGAGCCGTTACAACGCTGTCAGGTGAAAGCGGAGTAAAGGTCATATACCATGCAATCACACCAGAAAAAGCCGCATCACCAAGGCACTGAACAACTCCGGGAGCCAATAGGAACTCAGTCTCTTGCACCAAGACCGGATCTGCAATATGAAACCCAAGACCTCCTGAAGGAGTGAACACACTCGTAGCCCCGACATTATAATAAAACGTCCCGGCTGCATCACCGGTAACAGACACAGCCCCAGAATTAAGCTCAACAGTGGCAGCAGGGGTGGTTGTGATGTGCTGCAACCGGAGGTTAGATGCCCCACCAATAACAGTGGTAACAAGCCCGACAATCCTACACCGGACAGGCCCGCCCGAAATGGTGAAGATGGGATCAAGCCCATTAAGGACAGCCCCATCGGTCTTCACGACACACCGAGGATGCGCCCAAAGAACATCAATCTCCGCCCTTGTGTCTACGGCTTCGGTATCTGCCAGAATATCGGCAGTCTTGGTTCCCAAAGCCTCGAGGGAGTCAGTTGAATTATCGTAACTTGTAGCCACTGCCGTAGCATCATCACCTAGAATCTTGGCAAGAATGCTGTCCTCTGCAACAGAAGCAGGGAACGCGCCCGTCCCATCAGCGGTGATCACAAGATGATCCAAACCGTCAGTGAGCAAAGCAGCTATAACATCGGCCTGAGCGCCGGTATTCCCACCGGCTGTAAGGGCAATAGCATCGCCCCCAGTAAAGGCATATCCTCCCTTACCGTCCCAACCAGAAACAAACCACTCGCCGTTACCTTCAGTATCAATGACATTCTTGGTCAAGGCCACATTGTCATTATAGAAATACCCGGTAATGTGGATATCAAGACAGGCCGTGGTAATGAAATTCACAACCGCAGTCGAAGCCTCACCGTAGAAATCAACATAAATCCTGGCAGTATCGACACCCACTAACTGAATAGGCGCCACACACGCATTACCGGCAATGTACCCCCGGTATTTCAGGTTAATCTCAAGGTTATCAGCCGCAGCCGTGGTCAGAATACCCGT